AAGGCAAAGCAGAGCGGAATCATGAGCATTGAGCGCTGTGTGGAGGAACTATACGGTGACAGTCTGGACGATGATTGCAAACGAGAAGAAATCGCAAGGCTCAAGGCAGAGCAGGGGATTCAGAGCATTCCGGAGCCGGAGATCAGAACGGATGCAGGAGAATTCAGGATAAACGGATTTACTGGAGGTAGTGATGGAAGTAAAAGTAGCGAAAAAAACATACCGGATGAACCGGGAGGAGTACCAGGGGCTTCTGAAGGTGGCCAGTGAGCAGGTACCGAAAGGAATCTATGCAGTGGAAAAAGGTAATTATGCGGAACTCCGATGTGATCATTGTACCAGCGTCACGCAGATCAAGACATTGACCAGACAGTTTAAAAGCCAGGGATTCAAGGTATATGCAAACGGCAGGTGATTAGATGCCTAAGATAAATTCAGAATATGATATCGGAGCAGCATTCGAAGCTATTGAGAATGAACTCATTGCTTCCATGATCCGGAATATGCGAAGACATAAGATTGAGGAAATCGATGAAGATAAGCAGTGGTCCATGTGGCAGACAGAGCAGCTCCGGTCGTTGGAAAAGTACAGAAAAGAGAATCAGGAACGATTTGGTACA